ATTGATATGTTTTTGCCATAGTTTCCTCCTTAATCTGTTAATACCTTAATTGTGTTAGAACTTCCACTCCATTCTTCAACAGCTGTTAAAGCTTCTCCTGGATTAGCGTCTCCAGCAATTGCTAAAGCACTAGTAGCATTACCAGAAGATGCTAAATATCTTCTGTTCTGACTCATGTCTGCAACTTCTACCCAACTAGCACCATTCCATTCTTCTGTAAGTGCTGCAACAGGTGCTGTTCCTCCACCATAAACTAAACCAGCTGTACTTGGGCTTTGTTGAGCACCTCTTAAACCATATCTAGCTGAATTAAGATCGTTAACTTCTGTCCAATTTGATCCATTCCAACTTTCTGTTATTGCTGTTGTATTTGGACCATAACCTCCAGCAGAAATTGCTGCTGTATATATTCCAAATGAAGCCATATCATGTCTTGCAGTGTTTAAATCGTTAACTTCAGTCCAGTTGGTTCCGTTCCAAAGTTCTGTTAAAGCTGAATTTGCTGAAATATAACCACCAAAAGCTACTCCATTTGAAACAGTTCCTGTTCCACCTATATAACGCCTAGCAGTGTTTAAATCATTTACTTCAGTCCAACTAGAACCATTCCAACTTTCAGTTTCAGTTTTTAAAGTAGTTGAAGGTGGAGCTGCTCCCCCAGCCATTAAAGCAGCGGTTGATGTACCAAAACCAGCAGAAGAATATCGAGCTAAATTAAGATCATTTACTTCAGTCCAACTAGAACCATTCCAATTTTCTGTTAAAGCACTGACACTATCACCTGAAGCCGTACCACCAAAAGCTAATGCAGCTGTTGATGATCCAGAGCCTGAAAGATTATCTCTACCTGTATTTATAGCAGTGCCACTTGCCCACGCTCCAACATTTCTAGCTGAATCCCATTCAAAAGTATTGGCCGTATTTGATCCGGTATATCCAGCAAAACTTAATGCATTACTAACACTTGCTTGAGCTGACGCTTGTTGATTTGTAGCGACTGGTAAATCACCAACCTCAGTCCAAGAACTTCCATTCCACTGCTCTGTTAAAGCATATCTTGTTGAGCCAGCATATCCACCAAATACTAAATTTGCTGTGCTACTAGATCCACTTGATGCATTATCATATCTACCTTGATTTAAATCAGCAACTTCAGTCCAACTTGATCCATTCCAAGTTTCAGCATTTGTAACACCGTCTCCTGGAGGACCATAACCTCCAGAAGCTATTGCAGATGTGTTAGTTCCATCTCCTGCTATATTTTCCCTAACAGTATTTAAATCTGCTACTTCTGTCCAACTTGTTCCATTCCATGATTCTGTTTCCCCTGTTTTATTATTAGGTGGTAAATTTCCTCCATAAGCTAAAGCTGCTGTTGCCGTCCCTGCTCTTCCTACTCCATAAACACCTGTATTCAAATCATTTACTTCAGTCCATGTTGATCCATTCCAAGATTCTGTTTCATCCATGTGGCCTACTGAATCACTTGTACCAGCAAATAATATTGCAGATTCACTGCTTGTTCCTACTGAATCAGAGGCACTTCTAGCATTATTTGTATCTCCCTCCTCAGTCCAAGCAGTTCCATTCCAAGATTCATTAAGGCTAACCCTACTTGAAGTAAACCCATTGGTAAGTAACGCAGAATTATAAGCTCCTGCACCTGCAGCGGCTCTTCTAGCCGTATTTGCACTCGCAACTGTTCTCCATGAAGCTGTTTTGTTAGGTATTCTATATCTAGCCACTTGGTCCGTTGTATTATACCATAGCTGTCCCTCTATCGGGTTATCAGGGTTAGTGGTATAGTCCCGAACTTTGAGTCCTCTTATTTCTTTATAAGTTGACATTTAAATTTTTACTCCTCCAATGTTATGTCAGCAGGTCTTATGTTCGTAGGGTCAGCTTTTTGTTCGTCAGTCTGAGCATCCCATGCAGCTTGTGCCGCTTGAACCTCTGCATCAACCAACGCTTGAGCTTCATCTTTTGTTTTGATGTCGCCTGCTACTTTGGCAATCCAAAGATTAGCATGTTTGTTGTATGCAGGAACTTGCCAAACATTAGCTGGATAGCCTTTAAACGTGATTCTCCAAGATTCATCGTGATCGATAAATCCTTTTCCCCAGTTTTCTGCTACGCAGTATTGATATGTTTTTGCCATAGTTTCCTCCTTAATCTGTTAATACCTTAATTGTGTCTGAAGTTCCACTCCATTCTTCTGCTACTGCGGTAACTGCACTACCATCCGGACTTCCACCTGAAAATAAAGCTGAAGTAATACCTGTAACAGTTGATGGTCCACCTTTTTCTCTTCCAGTGTTTAAATCATTTCTTTCAGTAAAAACATTACCATCCCAATCTTCTGTATTTGCTAAACCAGGTGATCCACCAAAAACTAATCCATCAGAAGTTGTTCCTGACCCTTTTCTACCTAATGCACCTGTATTTAAATTATTGACCTCAGTCCAACTAGATCCATTCCAACTTTCGTTAAGAGCAGAAGTCGTAGGAGGTGCTTCGTTCCCTCCTGAACATAATGCTGAAGTGCTTATACCTAAAGATGAAACATCTCTTCTACCAGTATTTAAATCTCCCACTTCTGTCCACGCTGAACCATTCCAAGATTCATTTGCTGCTGAATTACTTGATATAATTCCACCATAGTACAAGGCAGCTGTTGTTGATCCAACACCACCACCTGATCTTCGTGCTGTATTTAAATCTCCAACTTCAGTCCACGCTGATCCATTCCAAGTTTCTGTCTGTGCATAATTTGGTGGATAACCACCACCAAACATTAAAGCTGCTGTATAAGTTGCTCCAGCAGAACCTCCAACTGCTCTAGCAGTATTTAAATCTCCAACTTCAGTCCAAGCTGATCCATCCCAAGATTCTGTTAATGCAGAAACACTACCAGTATCTCCGCCAAAAACTAATCCAGCTGTAGATGATCCTGCTCCGCCTGAAAGTTGTCTAGCTGTATTCATACTAGTAGTGGTAGACCATGCTCCAACAGCTCTAGTTAAATTCCATTCCTCTGTTCCTGTTGTATAACCACCTCCAGGATTACCACCTACAGCTAAAGAACTAGCTGTTGTTCCAATTCCTGCAACACCATATCTAGCAGCATTTAAATCATTTACTTCTGACCAACTAGTTCCATTCCATTGTTCTGTTTTAGCGCTTGCATCTACGTTAGGGGGGTTTGATCCTCCCCAAGCTAGTGTAGATGTACTTGTATCATTTGCTCCTCCATGAGTATATTTACCAGTGTTTAAATTATTTACTTCTGTCCAAGAAGATCCATTCCAAAGTTCTGTTTCATTTGTACCATACGTTGCACCGGGATTAAAATATCCACCAAAACATACATTAGCAGTGCTTGTACCAGAACCTTTTTGATTTCTTTTACCACGATTCATATCGTTTACTTCTGTCCAAGCAGATCCGTTCCAAGTTTCAGTATTTGCTACTTGATTACCACCAGAAAGTATTGCGGCTGTTTGAGTGCCTCCACCACCTCCTGCGTATCTAGCAGTGTTTAAATCTGCAACTTCACTAAAAGCTGAACCATTCCAAGATTCTGTATTTGCCACTTCACCACCTGCATATCCACCATACATTAATCCAGCAGTATAAGTTCCTGCTCCTGCTAAACCATTTCTACCTGTGTTTAAATCATTAACTTCAGTCCAACTTGATCCATTCCAGTTTTCTGCATTTGCTATAGCTGGACTACCACCAGCTACCATACCAGAACTAGCTGATCCTACTTGATCTCCAGCACTATATCTTGCTGTATTTAAACTAGATGTTGTTCGCCAAGAGGCTACTGTAGCAGGAAACAAATATTTAAAATCTAAGTTTGTACTATCAAACCAAACTTGTCCTGTTTCAGCTGCAGTAAGATTACCCGCATTATTTCGGACTGCCGTCCCAACAATATCTTTATAATTAGACATAATTAATTATTCTTCAGCAACCAACC